CGAGCGGCCATCAACAAATACAAGTTGATTCAAGTAATCTTACATGGAATCCAAGTACAGACACATTAACAGCTGCAAATTTTGCCGGTAATGCATCAACTTCTACAACAGCATCATTTGCTGCTACAGCTAGAACTATATACAATGCTTCTCCTGCAGAAACTCAAAATGATAATTATATTTTATTTAATTCACCTAATCAAAATGCATATAATACAGCAGCAACAGATTCAACATTAGTATTTAATCCTACATCAGTAACATTATCCGCAAGAAATTTTCGAAGTACTACTTCATTGACAGTTTCAGGATCAACCATTTTAAGTGGATCAACTAGTATGTTTGGAAATGTTAATATATCAGGTTCAACAATTGTATCGGGGTCATTGCGAGGTGTTGTTATGTTACCAACAATAACAACAAATACAGCATCATTAGATTTTTCTAAAGCAAACTTCTTTACATGTTCATTAGCCAATGGTGTTACCACACACGTATCTGCATCAAATTATTTACCAGGACAAACAATAAACATGTTGATTGTACAAGGATCTGCAGGTACTGGAAAAGTATCATTCCCGGCAGCATTTAAATCAGGTTCATTATATACAGGCTCTGCTGTTGCCAACGCAGTTGATATAGTTACATTCATCACATTTGACACTACAAATATTTATTTAAGTGCAATAAGAAATTTAAAATAATATGTTTACACCATTTGCTTTTATACAAGATGCAGCGGCAGAAGCAGTTGCTAACGCATTACGTACGTTATATATAGGTGGTGAATTTACTACATATAATACAACTAATACGGGCAAAATCCTAAGAATATTTACAGATGGCACTGTAGACACAACATTTATTTCTGGGTCTGGATTTGGTGGCAATGGGCCACAAGTTATTATGTCACAATCAGACGGCAAAATTATTGCTAGTGCATTTACTGCACAAGGATATAGTGGATCATTTACGCATGGCGACGGCTTTGTACGTATTAATACTAATGGTACTGTAGATCCAACATTGCAAGGGCCATTTGGATTTACCGGTAATGCATGGACATTAGTAACTGCGTCATCCGGACTTTATGTCGGCGGCGGATTTACATCATATAGCAGTTCTACAGCTCGAAATTTAATCCGCGTTAATACGTTTGGCCAGATAGATACAACATGGAAACAACGAATTGGAGCTAATAGCACCGTACGTAGTATTGCAACACAAAGTAATGGCAAGATTATTGTTGCTGGCGGGTTTACATCATATAGCAGTTCGTTTGCAAATTATCTTGCTAAAATTGATAGATTCGGCGATGTAGATACAACATTCAATACAGGTATTGGATTTAATTCTGCCGTTTACTGTGCAGCTACTCAAAGTGATGGAAAACTTGTAGTAGGTGGATCATTTACGTCATATAGTGGATCATCTATTAATAGAATTGCTCGATTAAATACTGACGGAACACTTGATACAACTTTTAAGCCAGGAGCTGGTCCAAATGGGATTCCTTCAGCAGTTGTAGTTTTTCCTAATGGTAAAATTGTAATTGGTGGAGGAATTACAACATATAGTGGGTCATCTAGAAATAATATAATTGGAATTAATTCTAATGGTACACTTGATACAACATTTAATATAGGAACCGGTGCAAACGCTGCTATTTTGAATGGATTAGTTGATTCCACCGGCAAAATTATTGTCGTTGGAGAATTTACAACATATAGTGGTTCTGCTAGAAATGGAATTATGCGATTAAATTCCGATGGTACACTTGATACGACATTTAATGTCGGCACGGGATTATCTGGGTCTTCAGCTTCAGGATCAATTGGTGGATATTGTATAACCATGGATTCTAGTAGTAGGCTACTAGTAGGAGGACCATTTACTAGATATAGTAGTTCAGCATCACCGGCAAGAAATCGAATGGCTCGTATTAATACTAATGGTACGTTAGATACTACATTTGCAATGGCAGGTACCGGGTTTTCAAATTACATAATATCGTTAGCTACACAACCTGACGGTAAAATTTTAGCAACCGGAGCATTTACTACAATCAATGGTGCTAGCACAACTAGAATTACTAGATTAGATAGCAATGGCACCGTTGATACATCTTTCAAAGGAACCGGATTCACATTAGGAATAAATGCTGTTAATAGTAGTATGTTTAATCAAATGTTATCAATTTCATCTTCTGGCAATATTACTCTTACAGGAAATTTTTCAACATATAGTGGATCTAATTTTCTTGTTAATAATATAACACAACTTACACCATCCGGCAGTATCAATACTAATTTTATAACTGGGTTGAATAGTACTAGCAGTGCTGCTGGATTAACACCATCAGGCGATGTTGGTCATTTATTGGAAACATCAACCGGAAAAATATTTATATTTGGAAGCGGATTCACATCATATAAATATAATCCATATGTTATGCGACTTAATACTAATGGCACTATAGATAATACATTTCAAATAGGACGAGGTCCAAATTTCGATGTATATAAAGTAGCCGTGCAAACAGATGATAAAATTATTTTAGTTGGGCCATTTACACAATGGCAAGGTGCTGCTAATAATAATAGAATCATTCGATTAAATAGTGATGGCACTAAAGATACAACATATAACATCGGTGCAGGACTTAATTCTACTCCAATTGATATGAAATTAACTCCAGATAATCGAGTTGTAGTTATTGGACAATTTACAACATACAGTGGCTCATCTAGAAATTATATAGTTCGAATTAATACCAATGGAACATTGGATACTACGTATAATATCGGAACAGGATTCGGCGCATCGCCAACGGCATTCGGAGACGCTACAAATACAGCTCTTGCTATTGATAGTGGATCTAATGCGTATGTAGGAGGAAATTTTACAACATACAGTGGTTCATCAATCAATAGAATTGTAAAAATATCTACTTTTGGTTCAATTGATACATCATTTAATGTTGGTGCTGGAGCTAATAATTATATATCTACAATTCAATTAATGTATTAAAATAAATAATATTATGACACTAAAAACTTTTTTAAATAACAATATTTTAACTGCAGTTGAAATATTTGATGGTTATGAATTAATTGGTAATATCTGTATCGAAGATACGATATACGGATTGCGAGTAGATACAAGTAACATTGTAGCAGGAACACCATTAATACATTATACAGATTTTACATTAGAAAATGATATATTATCATGTGCAGGAATTTCAATCAACATAAATGATGTTACGATGCTTGGAATGTAACAATTAATTTCTTATATTAAAAGAAAAAGGAAACAAGTTATGACCAGAAAACTGGACGCAGAACATTTAGATGCAATTCAAGCATTACGAAATGATTTTGCAAAAAATTCAACCACACTAGGAAACATTGCAATTGAACTTCATGTATTGAATCGTCAAACGGAATTAATGACCGCAGAACAAAACAAACATTTAGATCAATTCGAATCTTTAAGAAAACAAGAATCTGAGCTTTTAGAGAAAATGCGAGAACGATATGGTGAAGGCCAAATCAATATTGCAGAAGGAACATTTACTCCAGATCAAGGTTTAGCACAATAAACCCATATTTATATAAAAAAATCATAGGAGTATTAAATGGCAGAAAGAATAGTATCACCTGGCGTGTTTACGAATGAAGTAGATCAATCGTATTTAGCTGGTGGAATTGCACAAATTGGTGCATCAATTGTAGGACCGACACTAAAAGGACCTGCACTAATTCCTACTCAAATATCAAATTACGGAGAATTTGTTAGTAAATTTGGATCATATACAGATGATTCATATGTACCATTCGTTGTTGAAGATTATTTGAAAGCAGGAAACGTAATTACAGTAACGCGTTTATTGTATGAAGATGGGTATAAATTAACGAATGGTGGTTTAGCAATCCTTGCTGAATCTAGTTCAACGGGTGGAACAACTAAAATTGTAACTCACGTATTACACCCAACACAACCGGTAACAACCGATGGAGCATCAAATGTATTTGAAAAAAGTACTTTAACTTTAGGTACACCTGGAACTAATGGTACATTTACATTGAACCTTTCAGGTGCATTCGCAGCAGCACAAGATTCAGCAATTGGATTTTCATCATTTTTGGCAGGGAATGGTTCGGCTATTCCATTATCAATTGTTAGTACAGACAATAATTATGTGTCTACAACATTAGGTAACTCACCAAAATCAATTCAATATCCAGTTTACGTTCAATATGAAAATCCGACAGCAACATCAGCATTTGCAACATTAGCACATGTAACAATGTCGTTAGCATATTTACCGTCATATGAATTTGTTGAAGATTATAAAACAGCATCAACACCTTGGATCACATCACAAAAACAAAGTGGTACGGCTGTTGACTTGTTCCGTTTCCATACATTGTCCCATGGTACAAATGTTAACTATGAAACAAAAATTGGTATTCGTGACATTGTAACTTTACCAGAAGCAATATCAGGAGAATATCCAACGTTTACAGTTGAGATTCGTCGAGTTAACAACGCAAATTTACCAGCTGCTCAACCTTATTATGGTTTAGTAACTGATACAGATAGTTCACCTGCAATTGAAACATATACAAATGTAAACTTAGATCCAACATCACCTCGTTATATTGCACGTGTTATTGGTGATAAAGTTAGAACAATTGACAATGATGGTAGATTAACAATTTCTGGAGATTATGAAAATTTATCTTCATATGTACGAGTAGAAGTAACAAATGCAGTTAAGAATAAAACAAATAACAATGCATTGATTCCATTTGGATTCCGTGCTGTTACATCTCCTATTCCAAATGCATCTGCATCATTCAATCTTAGACCAGTAACATATACAACTACACAAGTAGGTTCGACAGGTATTAATACTAATACTTATTTTGGATTTAATTTTTCAGTAACAAACAACTTGAATTATTTAGCTCCAACTCCAACATCTGGATCAACAACTGGTAGCAATTCAGATTTCTATTTAGGAGATGTGAGTCAAGATGCAGCATTGGGCTTCCCATCATCTGCACCATATTCAAATTCATTGCAAGGTGCATTGACAGGTTCAACTATGTCTACCAACGTTGCATTGTCAACACGTAAATTCATTGTACCAATGCAAGGTGGCTTCGATGGAGCTAAACCTAACTTGAAAAAATATTCCGGAGAGAATATTACTGCAGCAAATACATTTGGATTTGCATGTAACTCAACTACATCGGCAGGTACAACGGCTTATAATAAAGCATTTGCATTGTTAAGCAATACTGATTACTATGATATGAATTTACTTGTTACACCAGGTATCATTCAAAGTCTTCACCCAATTGTAACAAATGCAGCACGTCAATTGGCAGAAAATCGTCAAGACACATTCTATGTAATGGATTCAAATGCAGCAACAGATTCAATTACAACCGTAATTAATCAAGTTTCAACATTGGATAGTAGCTATACTGCAACTTATTGGCCATGGCTTCAAATTCGTCGTCCTGATACAGGTGTAGCAATGTTTGTTCCACCATCAGTAATGCTTCCTGGAGTATTAGCATTTACAGATCAAAATGCAAATCCATGGTATGCACCAGCTGGTTTGAATCGTGGTAGTTTAACAGCAGTTAGTGCTACAAAAACCAATTTGACACAAGCTGACCGCGATGCATTGTATAATGCTCGTGTTAACCCTATTGCGAACTTCCCTAATGAAGGAGTAGTTGTTTGGGGTCAAAAGACTTTACAGGCTCGTCCAAGTGCATTAGACCGCGTAAATGTACGTCGTTTGTTGATTGCTGTTAAGAAATATATTGCATCTTCAACTCGCTATTTAGTATTCGAACAAAATACAGATGCAACGAGATTGAGATTCTTATCAATTGTTAATCCGTATTTAGATATGGTGAAACAAAAACAAGGATTATATCAATTCCGTGTTGTTATGGATCAATCAAATAACACACCGGACTTAATTGATCAAAATATTTTATATGGTCAAATATTCCTTCAACCAACCCGCACTGCGGAATTTATTATTCTTGATTTCAATATTCAACCAACAGGAGCAAGTTTCCCGGTATAGTAGAATAATAAACATTTTTAAGAAAGGTAGGACTTAGGTTCTACCTTTTTTACTTTGCCGATATTTATATAAAACAAAAAGAGGAACATAATGGCATTAACACCAACATTACCAGATATTAGCCAAAGTGATTTATTTGATAGTGCATTTTCGTGGGAACCGAAATATGCTAATAGATTTATCATGCAATTAGCTGGAACAAATATACCTGCATATCTAATTAAAGCAGCAGCTCGTCCATCAATGACAAATGGCGAGATTGTTTTAGATCATATCAACGTTGACCGCAAGGTTAAAGGAAAAAGCCGTTGGAATGATGTTTCTATCACATTGTATGATCCTATTACAAGTGAAGGTGCACAAAATGTAATGGAATGGGTACGTTTCCACCACGAATCATTAACAGGTCGCGATGGTTATTCATCAGATTACAAACGCAATATAGAATTTTATTCATTATCTGCATTAGGTGAAAAGATTGAAAACTGGACATTGCAAGGTGCTTTTATCTCTGAAGCAAATTTTGGTCAAATGGATTGGGGAACAGAAGAAGCTGTAACAATTGAGTTGACATTGAAATACGATTACGCAATATTACAATACTAAGAATGCATTTATATGGGGGCTAAACACCCCCATTTTTTATGTTCGCACATATTTATAATAAAGTTATAGGAGTTTAAATGAGTGGAATGACAGACCGAATTGCAAATCAAGATTTAGTACAATTAGCAAAGGCTCAATACGAGCAACAAAAGCGTAGTACGATCCCATCAGAAATTATCAAATTAGTAAGTAACGGAATGATGTATCCTATAGATCATCCACTTCGTAACGGAACTATAGAAATGCGTTACATGACAGCATATGATGAGGATATTTTAACTAATCCATCTTATATGCGCGAAGGCGTAGTTTTAGACAAATTATTAGAAGCATTAATTGTAACACCTGTTGATTATTCAACTATTACAAAAATTGACAAAAATGGTTTGATCATTGCAGCACGTATTCTAAGTTATGGAAAAGATTATGATGTCATAGTAATTGACCCGGATACAAAAGCTGAATTAAAACGTGTAGTTGATTTAACTAAATTAAAAAATTCAGAATTTAATTTACAATCAGATGACAATGGTGAATTTGAATATGTATTACCTGATAATACAGTTTTAAAATTTAAATTTTTATTGAATAGCGATGATATTGCTGATATGAAAATTTCACAATTTTTAGAAAAAACAATATGTCAAATCAATGATTCTAGAAAAATAGATGATATTCGCGATTTCATTCGTTACAAATTCTTAGCTATTGAATCAAAAAAATTCAGACAATATATTGTAGAGAATACACCTAGTATTTTAATGTCATATGAATTTGAAGGTGAAAATGGAGGCACCTTCACAGCAGGGTTTCCGCTTGGAACAGACTTTTTTTGGTTTTAAACCAGAAGATCGAGTAACACTTCATGAAAGCCTTTTTAATTTAGTATGGCATGGCGCTGGTAGATGGGACTGGAATACATTATATAATATGCCAGTATATATTCGTAGATTTTGGATATCGAAAATAAATAAAATGCAAGACGACGCTGCATATGCAGCAGACCAAGCTAGAAGAAAAAAGAAGTCTAAACCAAACATCGTAAAATCTCCATTGTAAATATTTATATAAAATGGAAATGAAACGATGCAATCAGAAAATCAGTTAAAGTTAATTAAGCGTTTGAAAATGCAACCTAAACAAGGTGATGTATTCGATGATGTACAAAAACAACTGAAAAGTATTTTTGATCAATATCAACAAGCCGGCAAAGATATTGCCCGAGAAAATGCATTTGGTTTTTTAGCTAAACAAACACAAGACGTTTATGAAAAACTAAATGTATTAGAAGAACGAAATTACAAAGTACAAGCCGGCTTAAAAGTTAGTACAAAAAATGCTGCAAAATTAGGCCAACAATTTGATAAATTGGGTCAAAGTATTGGAGCTAATTCTGATAAATTAAAAACATATTTAGTAGAATTAAACAAAACATTCGCCGGCCAAGCAAAATTCTTTAAATCAGGAGATGTATTTACTACGCAAATTTCAAAAGAAGCGGATCTAATACGAAATAAATTAAAAGTATCTGATGATGCATTTCAAGGATTTTTAAAATTTCAAGTAACTGCAAATAAAGAATCTCAAAAAGGCAATTTAGCTAATCAATTTGTGAATAGTGGAGATGCAGTTGCAACATTGGCTAAAGAAGTTGAAGGATTTTATACTGGTGCAATGACTGATTTGATTGACGGATTAGGATCATTGCCAGCTTCAATACAAGCTACAATGGGTCAATATCCAAAACAATTAGGTTTAGCTGTATTAAAATCTAAACAATTGGGCTTATCTTTAGAAAAAGTTCAAGGCGTTGCTGAAGGTATGTTAGATATCGAAAAAGCAATTGGAGCAGAGATTGAATATCAAATATTATCAGGAG